ACCCATGCTCTACATGCCAAACCGCCTGATAAAAGGAAGCCTATCAAATAGCAAAATTAGCAAGGGAATTCAGACCTTTCACTTCCTCCACCCTCGTATAAGTAGTAGTCGATTTCACTAGCGCAATCTCATGTAAACAAGCAGCCTCATCGAAATATGCTTTATTCCCATGAAGTATTTTGTTACCGTTTCGACTAATTAGCAACCAACGATAAGTAAATTGCCCCATTGAAAGCAGTGTTGTGCCACTACCCGGCGTAATATATATCTCAAATCTTAAACCGTTGTGATCGTATTTTTGATCAGCCGCTTGCAGAAGCCCGCGCAATACTGGAGTTGTATCAACAGTAGCAACAACAAGATCGATGGCATGCTGAGCGCTCTCTTTACTAACGTACCCATCACCAGTCGTAGCCAGCGGCCGCCCGTCGTGAACTAACCGTGCGTAAAACTCCCTAGCAGATCCGAGTATAGAGACGTGCTCGCGAAAAATTTCAAAGTGCATAATTGCTCCTTAGAAAAAAAAGAGCTGACCAAGCTTAAAAACACCCATTACGATACACACATCCCGAAAAATGCCATGTATTATAGTGGTCTCTTCGTGCTGTTCTCACAAGGCCAGCCAGGTTCCCCTTTGGGCAGATGCCCAAAGGGCAGAACCGATCCCGGCTCCGTCCGACATTAATTCCATCAGCTCGCCAATTATACATAAACATCCCCGTTCGACCGCAATTTTCTCCCTGTATACATATACAGCAATATTACTGTAGTTACGCACAGGTAATTATAACTGCATCACTCTGTAGTAACTGTATAAAAACACAGTCAGATTGTTTATTTTTAAGCAATGACATTTGCGCACCTTAGTTCCCGCATGGCGCCATAAGCACTGGTAAATTAGCAGCATGCACTGCGAGATGACCAGCAGAAAAATGAGCGTACCGCCTCACCATTTGCGCCGACTGCCAACCACCCAATTCCTGTAAAACATGTAGCGGCGTGCCACGCTGCACATGCCAGCTTGCCCATGTATGTCGCAAATCATGCCATCTGAAGTCTTCAATATCACAACGCTTTAATGCCTTGTACCATGCGGCCGTAGTGGCAGAAAACACAGGCTCACCGTTATACGTGAAGACCCGCACAGGGTGACGTCCACGCTGCAATGTCAGCACACGCATAGCATCATCATTTAATGGAACAACAATAGCCTTACGTGTCTTACTTTGATCTGGATGAATCCAGGCAACCCGCCGCACAAGATCAACTTGAGACCAACATAGACCTAGAACGTTCCCTTTGCGCAATCCCGTGGCAAGACTAAAGGCCACCATATGCGACAAATGCTCAGGCAACGCATTCAATAATTCGGACGCCTCGCAATGAGTCAAATAGCGTACCCGGCGATCTGGCTCCTTCAACAAACGCACCTTTGGAATAGCATCAACCCATTCCCAATCCACACATGCGCGAATCAACACAGAACGCAGCAATGCCAGTGTTCTATTCACTGTTCCATTCTTGACACCAGTTGCTCGCTTTCTCTTTGTAATGGCATCAACAACAGAACGATTTATATCGTTTATATCGTAACCAGACAAAAATGGCTCAAGCCACCGAAAAATGCACTTATCAGAATGCAAGGACGCCTTATCAGCCTTTTCGGCCAACCAACGTTCAACCGCATCACACCAAGTTTTCCCGGACAAAGTTTCTAATACCAAGCCAGCAACTGCCATCTACGTGCCCCATAATAATGTTGCCATAAACCAACTATATCAGAACGGACAATCGTACGTCGCGTCAGGCACACCCGGCGCAGTCGCAAGATAAACTACACCCAGTCCGTTGTTACACCACGTCTGCAAGCCATCCATACAATGCCCCTCAATCGCACGGAAAGCCGCCTGTACGGCGCTAAGCATGGATGTGCAGCCCAACAGGCGCCACGAGTGAACTTCGGGCACCACAATGCCCTTAGAGCGGAAATAGCGCTTTTGATCGAGCGCCCTGCACTGCATTTCCTTGCCGCAGTACTTGGCAATGTAGCTGGCAATCTTGTGCGCGCCGCTAACACCAAAGCCGAAGCGATGCGGCTCGCGGACGTTGACTTGCCCCATCTGCTCCCCGTTCGGCCCACGGCCCAATACGCTTTGCCAAATCGAGCGCAAGAGCGCATACATTTGCCGACCGGCGACCGCCACATGGAAGTGCAGCGCGCCGCGCTCTTGCTCCTCGATGACGGCGACATAGTGAAATTGCTTGTGCTTGCCGAGCTTGCGGCAAAATGCTTTCCAGTGCTTGAGTGCTGTCTCACGATCCACCATATTTTCTCGATACGTCAGCGTGACCATCCGATCAGCGCCAATCTGTTTGCAGCAGTGCTTGACGTTCTTTTTCGCGCGGCGGCCCGCATCATCATCGTTTGCCTCGCGATTCTCTGACTCGCCGCGCTTGGCCTTCGTTTTGAGCAGCCTAGCCGGGCCTACAAAGTGCCGTTCCTTGGTTACTGTCACTTCGCATTGTCCGTCAGGAAAAACGCGCTTACGGGCCGTATAGTTGTCGTTCCACGTGTTCTTGATCCCATCATCGTCCCACCACTCCGGGCGATGTTGCGCAGATGGCTCTATAGGCGAGAAATCAATTGACGCTAAAGCGTTTTCATAATCTAATTCGGTCATTCGGTAGTCCTGTAACGGCAGGTTTATCGAAGGCCCCGTGCATTTAGTAGATGCCTGGGGCTTTTTTTTTGTCCATCAAAAAACTGATCTGAAATCCTGTACTGCACTTGCCCGTAACTGCGTTTTCTACTGCTGTGTTCTTAAGTGTCCCTAATACAAGTTTAGCGGCGCTTCGCGCCGCCACCCGCGCTGCGCGCAGATAGCGGCACCAAGCTTTCCGCTACCGTTTGCGCAGCAATTGCTGACGCAATAATTTCTCTATCACCTGATCCGGCGTAATGTCCTTGAAGCGGATATACGCCTTCAATCCTTCCAGCACCTGCGCATCTACATGTACCGTCAAAAATGCCTTGCCATCGTCACGCAAGCGATCCCTACGCTCTTTTTGCCGCTGTGCACTGGTCTTTGCCGCACCAGTTGCCGGACGCCCCCTGCCGCGTTTAATCGGGCCGAGCAGATCAATCATCTTGTCATCCTCAAGCTGTTTCATGTGCATACTTTCAAAACGGTTTTTCAGAGTGGGCCGTACTGGCCAACGTGCAGCGACACGGTACTGAGCGAGGCAACGGACTACCCGCTAAAACTTTGAAAACGTGTCGCTCCTCGCTCCGATGCGCACAGGCCATCTGGCGCCATTACTTCAAAATCAACCGCCGACTTCGATATGCCCTCAAAGATTTTGCCCTTCGGGCCGCTTGTGCAGCCATCCCGGAATTAATGTGACAAGTCACCGTTTTTCTGACGTACGCGGAACCTGCGCGCTCAAGATCAGCACCAGATCGGTATGCAGCTTCGTCCCTGATCGAGCAGCCCACGAAGATGGCAGAAACGAAAAGCCAGAGGAGCTATCCACGGTTTGTGCATCGTTCAGACCACCGATCAACAGCACCTCACCGTCGTTCACGGTCACGGCTGTTTTGACCTGGCGTTTGATCAACGTGGGCGATCCCGTCACGCCGCTGGCCGTTGGCTTAAAACTGGAAATTTGTCCATCGATGGCGAGATTGATTTTTCCGCTACCGAGTATCTTGGGCAGCACGTCGACAATGACGCCGGAAGGCCGATAGACGATGTTCTGCACGCTGTTGCCGGAATTGTCTTTACCAGTGCTGGCAATCGTCGGCGTTTCATCGCCTACCGTCAGCACCATCTTTTGATAGTCGTCACCCACGATCCGGCTGTTCGATACCTGTTTGAAACGGCCATCGGTATTGAGCGCATCGATCACCAGCTGAAAATTTGTTCCGCGTAAGCTGATCGCAGACGCCGAATTGACGCTCCCCAACGATGCACCGAACTTAGCGCCTAGCACACTGGCCATGATGGAAATGCCGCGGCCCGAGCTGGCGTTATCCGTGACCTCGACCCACGACGCCGACACATCAACCATACGCGGCAACTGATCGAGCGCACCGAGCAAGATGCGCATCTTGTTTAACTCCGACACGCTGCCGGTCAGCACAATTTGATTGCCAGCCGCAACTGCACTACGGGGGCCAAATGCAGCAGCTACAACCTGCACCAAAAAATCAGCCGAACGGCCAGCCGGCGCGTATACCTCGGACTCATCATCACGGCGCCGGCCGGAGGTATTACCTGCGCCACCACTGGCATACCCACCGTCAAAATATCCCTCGTCTGGTTTAAGCCTGTTCAGCGGCGCAAACAAGGCTGCAGCAGACGACGACACGCTTTGTGTAGTGACCTCAGGTGGAGGCGACACGACCGGAGCTTGCGCAAAGCGTGAAGACTGCGCAGCACGCAGGTAGTACACACCGTCGCGCAACTCAGACGAGATACCCTGATCAGCAAGTACGCCTTCAATAAAAACAGGCAATTGCTGGGGCGTCAGCGACCGCACAGAAACCGAAATTTTGCGATCCAACGCCAGCGCATCCGGCGCAATCACAAAATCGCGCTCGAGAAGATTTTTGTACGTCGCCTGCGCAAATGCCACCAGCGGAGCAGAGGACAAATTGATGGCGATGGGCTGGTTATTTGCCATCGCCAAGCAAGGCGAAAGCAACAGGAACAAGAGCCATTTTTTCATGCGACACCTCGCACCCACAAGTCCGGCTCAATCTGCGCTATCCAGCCGCCATCCACGAAGCGGAAGCGCAACGCCTGTATCACGCGCCCGTCAGACAAACTGACAATATATTTATGCCCCTGATTCATGTAGCCGACGCCTGTAATCGTCTTCGAATAAACAAATTCCTCATTTTTCTGCACAACCTCATGTGCAAAAAATGAGCCGCCGAAGTGGTATCCAAAAACACCGAGGGCAGCGCCCAACAGCAGCGAACAGAATAGAAATTTAGACATATGTTTGTGTGGTGGCTTAGGAGGAAGCGCCCTGTGGCGCAACAGTGACAAGGCGGCAGGCGTAGCCTGCAATGGCCCGATGAAATCGGGAGGAACACCCGCCACGGCAGATAAGTGCCATGCCGACAGGAAGGAATGCGTGCCGTGGGGATAGCTATCAGAAAAAACTTGCGTGGTGTTATAGGCATTGTTCAAGTCATCGCCACGGAAATACCAGCGATCCGCCACCAGACCGTCAGGAGAAGCGCCTAAACGCACGACACCGATATGCAAGCGAGGCATGCTGCCCGACGATGCGCCAGCCGTCATAAACGCGATGGCAGGGCTCAAAAGCGGAACCTTCATACGGTCAAGACGATTCAAGCGCACGACATACTCAAGCAGCGATTCACGCAACTGTTTATCGACCTGACTGATGTTCTGCATGATGAAAAAAATGTCCCAGCCATACTTGCGCGCATGAATGGCCCATTCCAGCATTTCCGCCCTGCCCTTATCCTGAAAATTGCGCGTATTGAGCCACGACCCGCACTCATCGAGAATCAGCGCGCCATTGTGGTGCTCATCAAATCCCGGCAGCAACTTAGGCGATGGTGCAATGGCCGTGATACCAGCGCGGCCATACTGCAAAATAGGATCAAATTGGATGAACCTGTTCCCACTACCGACCATGTACAGATCGACCGCTGACGGCTTGTCAGGCACCCGGATGACCACGCTTTTATCCGTCGATGGCATCAGGTGCTCAAGGAAGACGTCACAGTTTGTGGCAACTCTCTTACCGTCCCGCAGGTAACGCCTGATCTGATCAATTGCAGCTTTCCCCTTGCCGCTACCGAGCTTGCCTGTGATTGCGTAAACAGCCATATCAACCGCCTACTTAACGACAATGTTCAGGCTTTTTTTCTGAAACACGTAAATCTGGCAACAAAGCCATACCGTGACATAACAAGAAGCAGCCGCCATAGTTGTAGAGTTAAAAGCAATGCCAAGACCAACGGCAAAGCTTGGATGCGAATTAGAAATACCGGCAATGCCCTGTGCGCACACACCACGAGCGCATGATCCCATTGCAGTTATAACCACAGCGAAGAACCCCAACATAACCAGCACTGCGGATAGACGAAAAGCCTTTTCAAGCACCATAAATCTACCAAAGAAACTAATCAAAAAAGTGACAATAGATACAAGTAAATTTCCGAGGAGTGGCATGATTTAAGCCTTAGAAGCAGATGCAACTTGTTGAACGGAACCAATAACGGCGAAGAAACAAATAACACCAGAAATAAATTTTGCAAATATTTCGACATACGTACAAATATTTACCTGATATGCCGCGCCAGTTATAGGGTTAGATACAGTTGGATTTGAGCAGGTAGCCGTATTGATCTGTGGAAACCAATCGCCATACATTAATTTCTCTTGCACAAGTGAGCCTATTTGATCCAGTCCACTTTTATTTGCCGACTTAATCTCATCAAGCCACACATCACCCGGCTTTGTATCTAAAGTGGGGGTGCCAGATTCATCGATACGGCATGGGGATTGACCAGGAGCGCCGCAAGGCTGCTTAACAGAACCTGTATCAGTGCCGGTGCCTGTACCCGTTCCGGTGCCGGTGCCCGTCCCTGTTCCTGTGCCCGTGCCGGTTCCTGTTCCTGTTCCTGTTCCTGTTCCGGTGCCGGTGCCGGTGCCGGTGCCGGTGCCGGTTCCTGTTCCGGTGCCTGTTCCTGTTCCTGTTCCTGTTCCTGTGCCTGTGCCTGTTCCTGTTCCTGTGCCTGTTCCTGTGCCTGTGCCTGTGCCTGTGCCTGTGCCGGTGCCCGTCCCCGGATTATTGGGATCAGGAGTCTCTGTGCCAGTACCGCTACCATCGCCCGGCCCTACCGAACCATTAAATGGCGGCACATCGGTAGGATCAGCCCAAATTGAGCATTTTTGGCTTGTTTCTTCCATGGCCAAGTTGCAGCTAACCAATGCCAAATTGGGAGAAACAGTACGAGAATCATTGCAAGCGGAAACCGACGTAGTACGAGCTACACAGCCCTCAATGCAAACTTTATAATTTTTCGCATCGCCATCCGACATAATTGCTTGTTTCAGTACAGGCGGAGTAATTTGCCAATAACCTGTCGCAACCTTATAAGACCCAAGCGCATCACCGTCATTGCATTTGAATCTTTCGCATCGCTGGCCGATCGGCTTATCTAAATTGGTATTAAAACGCTTTAAATCACACTCTTCATACGGATGGCCAATTTGGGCAGCATTACCAGTTGAAAACCTGACGGTGTAATTGCCGCCACTATCCGGACCATCACAACTAACTAATTTCGAAGGATCTGGATACGTTTTTTTTACAGCCTCCAAAAAACCAGCACAATCTGGCGAAGATACGACATACCGCGTAGACCCATTGGTAAAAATAATTGTTCCGGCATATGAAGGAGCCATAACGACGAGTAGCATCACAAGAAAACTTAAAATGACAGGCATTGCGGCCTCCTCAAAAAAAAAGGCGACCGAAGTCGCCCGTACCACAGAGCCGGACTTAGCCAGCCTTCGAGAATGCCTTTTTCATCATCTTGATACCCCAGAAACCACCGGCGACCAAGACGGCAACCGCGAACGCTGCCGAGATGTAGGTAGTGGCCGTGGCGGACAATGCAGTGATCGCGGCAACACCTTGATCGTCAGCAGCCGACGCACCAGCCGAAACAGCCACAGCACCTACCAGAGCCAAACCACGCAGAATATTTTTGTTCATGTTCAAGTCCTTAAAATTTGGCCTACGAGTACGATTGACGACGGCCACGCGCCAAAAGAGAGCTAATCCAAAATTTCGATAGAGCGCCGGATAATTCGCTGTATCGAGCCAGCGGCATACCCAATACCAAACGCACCCAAGGCATAGCCAACGACAGCGGCGATAGTCATTATTTGTGCTCCAAAAAACGGGCAATAACGTACTTGGCCAGATACACGCCGCAGACAAACAGGCCAGCCAAAAACAGAACGGGCCAGAGATTTTTAAGCAGCATCATCGTTGCGCCCCCGCTATCCAGCCAAGGACAAAAATAACGACCAAAATCACCGGCAAAAACATATCCTGTAACTCCTGTTGAGCAGCCTGCGCCTCAGCGTATTCACGACCGGTTTGCATGACCCAAGTGCAAGCATTGGGATCATTACGAAAAGGAACAGGAATGTACGGAGAAAGTCCCGGCGTACGAGGCGTCGTGGTGACGGACATTCCTTCAACGCAGACAGGCATAGAAAATTACGCGGAAGTTTGTTGAGCAGGATTCGCCTTAGCGGCAGGGGCCACGACAGCAGATTTTGCTTGCGATGCGGCGGAAGTTGGAGTGATGGAAAAGACCTGCGCGCCGACACGCTTGTCTTGCGAGATCGATACTTCAAATTCGACCTCATACATGCCCGGCTGAGTGTCTTTGAAGCGCTCCGGCAAGACCAGTTCACCGATTAACGGCTCGATGACGCCGGTATCGCGGTTTGGCTTGTGAACGATGCATTGCGCCATGCGCATATCGTAGTCATTGCCGGTTTTTTTCGAACGGCCAGCCACTTGGGTGACATGCAAAATTTGGATAGTGTTTTTCATTTTCTTCTCTCTTTAGTAGATTTGCCCGCTAGAGCAATGGAGCACGGCTGTGCTATGGTTTTAACAACTTCACCAACAATGAAACTACCTAAAAACCTATGAGCCAACTTCAATTTTTCGTCGTCGCTATGGCGATCATTTTTATCGTCACCAGCCTCGTAAATGAAAAACGCAAGAAGCCAACGGGGCCATTAACACTGAAGCGAAAACAGCTACTGACAAACCGCGAACAGCAAATGTTTTCCGTGCTGTCTTCGGCCCTCCCTGAATGCATCGTGCTTGCTCAGGTCTCGTTTTCCGCGCTTGTGACTGCCGAAGGCTGGCAATCCCGAAATCGCTTCAACCGAAAAGTGGCCGACTTCGTTTTATGCAGCAAACAAATGAACGTCATCGCAGTGATCGAGCTAGATGACCGCAGTCACATTGGCCGAGAGCATCACGACCGTGAGCGAGACGCCATGCTCAAACAGGCCGGATACATCACCATTCGATATCCGAGCATTCCAACAACAGAACAGATACGACGCGATATCGAAGACCAGCTAATGGCAATGCATAACGCTCGATATGGTTGACGGCAGACGCATCTGTGCTATCGTTAACTTCGTCCAATCGGACAAATTAAAATGTCCGTTCGGACTAACTAAGTGCGATATTAATGTCCATTTGGACTAATTGCCAATGAGAAAATACTATGGAATATCAGGAATTGATAGCAAGAGCGTTGCAAGGTAGAAAAGTGCTGCCTGTAGCGAAGGCGTGGGGCGTGCCTCAGAAGACACTGGATCGCTATGTGAATGGCGAGAGAGTGCCCGACTTCCATACGACTATAAAAATCATTGAAGAGTCGGGCGTCCCTGCAGACGAGGTAGTGAGGATCATAGCTGCCCATGAGCAGCTACGTAAAAATGGTGGGCCTCCCGTGAGTCGAACACGGCACCAACGGATTATGAG